AAGAACGTAAGGGGTTTTATTCCGATCCGGAAAATGCTTGAAGAACAGAACCTGACCTTTCTGAGCCACTATGGAATCCGTTACGCCGTCTTTTAAAAAACACTTAAAACTACCCTGCCCGAGAGACGCCGAATCCGAACCGACCACGCCACCATATACCTGTGACGACGACACACTGTAGCTCGTTTCCGGAGCAACAAAATCAGAGACAGGTTCCAGATCGGCGAATACCGGTTCGTAAATTTCAGCATAAACGCCCTTGTAGGTTGCCGGAGATCCTACGTGGATAGCAGGCAGAGCCGATGCAAGGGTGATTTCTCCCGCAAAAGGATCTTCGTCCCAGACGGGATAATCATAGCGTTCCTGAGACGACCCGGGGACCTGGAATATTTCTGCGGAGGCAATCAGGGCGGCAGTAGATGCCGACAGTTTGACCTGCGCAATTTCAATCGATCCGACGGGAATCAAGGGCGGTCCGCCTGCCGCTCCGCGTGTAGTGGAAAATGCCGCGGCGTCGATGCCTGCAACTACCGCAATAGCGCCTGCAGAGTTGATCGTGATGGAACTGATGTTTTTTAATCCTGTAGGTGAGGACGCCGGACGGGTTACTGATACAGCGGCATCAGCTCCAACGGTTGTCTTGACGCCGGCCAGATAACAGGTCATCGCGGCCACGCTGACTTTATCATTTACCGCGCCGGGCGATACAACGCCGCCGGTCTCTAAGCCGTCGGGATAAATTTTCGGCTCGTAGCCGCTTTTTCCAGACCAAAGAGCGGCGGTTGTGCTGAATGTTTTATGATCGCCGGAATCTACCATTGCGGCCATCGCGCTGATCTCCTGCCCGGCTTCGTACTGCAATTTCGCATTTGACGCTGTGTTTGTTTTTGACATATTACTTTCCTCCTTGTTGTTCGGCCAGGCCGAAGTTAATTTTGATAAACTGGAAAACGACTCAAATCAGGGTATTCCAATTCAATATCTTCATTGATTTTGGGGTTCCCCTTTTGGTCATAAAACCCCGACATCAATAAAAGCCCCATGGCGGCGATTGACGGCATCATATAGAAATTCCATCCCAATATATCGAAATAATCGGACTGATACGCGCATTCCCTCCGGCCGGAAAAACGTGCCCGCTTGAACCATAAATAAGCATCGTAATCGTCCGTCAGTATCGCGCCGCCTTTACCTAGCTTTAAATGTTTTGAAGGACCGGTAAAAGACAAACACATTAACGTACCGGCCTGATACATACCCGTGGTAAAACGCAGAGCACAATCCCACACGCGGGAGCCTTTTAGCGGATAAGCCCCCTTTAAGGTCGTACCTTCAACCGGATCAAATTTCACGCGGCCACCCGCGTGGATGATTTCACAGGGGACAGACGGGTAGGTGCGTGCCGGAATACTGATTTCTTTCCCGGCGATCCGATCAAACATCAACGCCAGAAAAAGGGCATTAGACTGATTGTCCAAAGCAACGGCATATTTCGCGCCTGTATATTGAGCCAGGGCCGCTTCAAAATCCGCGGTTATTTTATGAACGCCTTCAGCCATTATTGATCTCCCTAATTATTCGTGCCGGGCAGCCTGCCGCAATAACCCCGGCAGGAATATTCTTCACGACTACGGCCCCGCCGCCGATAATGCTGCCATCACCAATATGAATACCTGGATTAATCACGCTTCCCGAACCGATTACGCAGTCCTTGCCGATCTCCACAAAACCGCCGATATCGATACCGGAAAATATCGTAGTATAATCACCGATCTTTACGTCGTGGCCGATGCGCGTGGTGCAATTCACAAAAACAAAATCGCCCATCATCACATCGGGACTGATAAAATTATAGGGCAGTGATACAATACAGCCGAGCCCTAAACGGGCAGCGGGTGATACGATGGATCTGTCCGAACCAACCACACACGGATAATTATGCTGGCCCTGGGCCATGGCTCTTTCAACCACGGCACGTTTGATGATCGGTTTGTCCACGATACATACGGCTATCGGAACCTCCTGCCCGGCTAAACAGCCGATATGACCGACAACGGGTATTCCGCCGATGATCTTGCCGGCAAGTTCCGGCGTATCATCGATAAAACCCATGACGCGCCAGCGATTGCCCAGCGATAGAGTAAATGCCAGCTCGCGGCCTGCGCCTCCTGCACCATAAATATATATATTTTTGGGCGACATTATATCCAATGCTCCTGAACAAACTTTTCGTGCAGGCATTTACCCTGCTTGGGCTGGCCATGAAACGCGACAATCCGGCAATCGTCCGGCAAGCCTCGCTTTAAATAGGTTCCCTTGTAACTGACCACCAAATTTTCCGGAAATAAATCCGGACTGCAATGCTGATTCACGAGCCCCTGGGCGGCCATCGGCAGTGGGCCTTTCTGGCCGCTTACGACGTCCCAGACAGGTTTTCCGGCACGAATGTATTCATCCCAGACAATCGCCCCGGCGCCGTTTCTGATCAGCATGGTGCTGATGCAGACATCGCGTTCACAGCCTCGCGGGCAAGCAGCTGCCGGATAGTCTTTCATCCCGGCCAAATCTGATGGATACCGGATCAAATCGTCCAGGCTGCCAATGATCACCTGGTCAATGTCGAGATAAAGAATTGTATCTGTCAGGACGCCGGGCGGATTTCTCTGCCAGACAGGCATCCCACACCACCATGACGGTAACCCGGTATAAACAATACGGATATCCGGATTGATGGCGTCGCTACGCCCAGGCAGTTCCGCTAAATGTCCGGCATACAGAACAAAATCAAACGGAATCGACGTATTACGTTTGCAGGCATCGAATAATCGATTGACATACACGGGCGGATAATAGTCTCCGCCGTCCCAGCATGCCATGATGGTTATTTTTTTATTCATTCTCCCCTCTACATACAAAAACAAATCGTTGACGATGTTCTTTGCTTTGAATGAATTCGACATTCGGCCAGTGTTCGCGGAGTTTTTCCAACCACCACGGTGAATCCTGTTTGATCGTGGTCAGTTCAATGTCGCAGCGGACGTCACTTAAATTATAGACTTCTACAAAAAGATTCCTGCAGGTGCGGCAAATCTCCGTCAGAATGTCATCAAGCGTTTCCGGTGCGACCAGCATCAGAACACCGATGCAATAACCCCAGGTGGCAATGGGGAAGTCATCCGGAAGGGCGGCCAAATCTCCTATATAATAATTTACGTCCGGGCCGATGAGCGCGGCGGCTTCAGACTCCAGAGCGTTAGACGCTATGTCGACCATATTTATTTTCACGTCCGGACGCAGTTTTTTAATTTCGATAACGGCGCGGCCGGTTCCTGAGCCGTATTCATTGATCGTCACGCCTTGCGGGACGTATGCCAAAAACTGTGGGGCATATCGCTGGCCGGCGGAACCCTGGCGATATTTTGCCTGATCATTCAAATGCCACATTTTTTCGAATCTATTTTTCCATTGTTCTGTAAGGTTCATTTTACCATTATTTTGTTTCATTTTTCTAACCACGCAACATCGGGAGGAAGAAGCAGTTCTTTTGTAAAACCGCTCATTGCCCGCGTTTTGTCCTTTATTTCGTTCAATTTCGCCGTCCAACCTACGCGGAAATTGGCATAGTCATAACCCTTGTCATTCGTTCCCGTGAGCGGACAGCCGCAAATAATGATCTTTTCATAGCCTAATTGGATACCGGCCAGGACACCCAGCAGGGCGGAACTGCCGGAGGGCGGCTCGCAGGGAATGATCAAGTCGACCAGGTCCCGGCCGGTGGCTGTCTCAGGATGCTGTTGATGCGAGATAACCATATAATCGGTATTGCCGCCCGCTTTAGCGCGGCGTTCTTTCGCCATTTCGATTTCAGATGGATGATACGTGGCGAAATATTGCGCATCTACGCAAGGCCATACATCAACAGAATCCAAGCCAATCAGTATATAATCCGCAAAAACAATTTTATTTTTATCGGCTGCCAACAATAAAGCAGATCCAATATCTTCCCTGACGCATGGCGCCGCTCCGATTATGATTAATATTTTTTCCTTTTCACTATTCACGTTTCACCCTTCACTTTACTTTTATTGACTGCACGGATCATTAATATTTTCCGTATACGTCACGTCGAATGTCGCATAAGCGCCGACGCTGACCTGACCATCATCGGGATAATCATCAATTCCGCCGCCGGTATAAACAATGCCGTCGATATAATCAGGCGACCGGGACCAGCCGGAATGCGGACTGGTTAAAAGATTTTCCGGCGCCAAAAAACATTTTTTCAAATCGCCCAGAATCTTTTCCGACATAACGGAAGGCTCGCTTACGCCGAACTCAGCAATGCCTTCTATTTTCATTTTCATTGTGTTTGATCGTTTGCCGTATTGATGGACCGGTGTTTCCGTTCCCGGCCAGATATCAGTTGCCGGCAATTCGTCTGAATCTATTTTTTTGCGCGCGCAAAATACATGAACTCCGCAATCAGTCGCGTAGCCGTTAGTGATCCTGATATTCGCCGCGCGGGCGATGAAATCTAAAATTACTATTTCGCGTATTGTACTATTCACTTTTCACCTTTCACTTTTCACCGGTGTTTCGACAATTCATAATCCGTTTCATGATCCAGATTGTCCTTTAACCGCTGTCCGGCCTGAACTAATATTTTCTGCATCACCGGATCGTTGCCCATGATATCCGGGATACGCGGTCCAAAACGTTCTTCCATTGGCAAACGGTATGCTTTGGGTAATTGGGCTATTGCTATGTATCGTTTAAGTTTTTCACTCCACACATAACCGCTTCTATTGATAGCCGCTTCGGTTTTGTTCATTTTAACCTTGGCACCCTCATGATATTTGCGCCAAAAGACACCTTTGTGGCCGCTTTTCATTGTCGCCATAAACGCGCCCGGAACAACTTTGCGCGACCTGTCTTTCCGAACCTGGACGGAAACGCCCTTATTGGTTTGTCTTGCGGAGTAATCAATCAACGCTAAAGGCTTGCCGGTACTGGCAATGATCGCTGTCATCTTTCCCGTGGCCGCTTTCGATATCTTAAATGTCTCATCAACTGCGGCTTTTTTGGCGGTGATAACTGCACGGATAGCAGTTGATGAATCTGTTTTAACCCCGGTAAGTGTTTTATTGAGAGAGCGGACAAAAACGCGTTCGGAAGCTCCCTTGAAATCAGACAGCATCAGATGAACTTTTCGTAAGTCGTTTTCGTTAATTTTTATTTTAAAAGGTTCAGCCATTTTATTCATTCCTGGATTGCCCAGTCAAGCCGGGCAATGACAATTCACTCTTCACGTCACTATTGCCTTGACGGTCATTCCGTCATTTTCCGCTATCGACTGCACGGTGAATGTTTCCGTGCCGATTCCAAACTTGTCGCCGCGGTTCGGCTCCGCCGGCAAATCCTCTAAAATCGCTTCTATGGTTGTCCCAACTTCAACTACCTGCGCGTCCATACCTGACGGCTGTAACAAAACATTGCGGTCAATAAGAACACGGATCGCGGGAAGAGCCACGCCGTCCACGGGCGTGTAAACGGCATCAACGCCACAACTCTCATCATTGAAAATATCTCTTATCGCCGTATCGAATGCTGTTGTCATCGCTTTTTCTTCCTTTTTTGCCCCGGCATGCGACGGGCTGCGCGTTTTGCTTTTTGGGCCGCTTGTTTGCGGCGGACTGTGCCAGTGATCATTTTATCCCCTTTTTAACTACACACTTTTTTTTCTTCGATCTTCATATCCCCGCGTTTATAAGAGGCGATACCGAGAATTGCCCCTGGAATAGCAAAAAGAGTGGCAAAGGCTCCTATAACCAGGGGTATATTGCCAAGCGCTACCGCGTCTTTATTTGCAACTGCCTGAAAACCTAACACGCAGACCAGGATACAAACGACCAAGAACGCTAGGCCGGAAGAAAAACCCCAGAACGGTCGCCACGAATATTGAGGCCACTTTTCGGATTTGCTCTCTGCTTGCATGGTAGCATTGACGACTGAGATATTTGACGTTTCAGCCGTTATCATTAATTTTTGCAATTCAAGTTGATTAGCCATCTGATATTGAGCAAGTTTTAATGTGGCCTCGGGATCTGTTGAAATTGCCGTTGCGATGGCTTCTTTTGTTGGCTGAACTCCAAGAGCCGCCGCAACTAACTTGATGCCGGTTCCGGCCAGAGCCCCCGCTGCCGTTCCTGCTGGACCAAACAAACTCCCCAAAATCGGCGCTGCCTGACTTATCGTTGATACTACCTTGGACCAATCCATGTTATCCTCCTTTATACCTCAAATAAATTTTTGCGAACGTGATCAACGCGGTTAAGCCATCCGTTGAGAAACTTCTGCAAGCTGGCATTATGTTGCGCGTAAGAAACGTATTGAGTCTTGCGCATCTGGCACATCTTGTCAGCCAGGTTAAATGCCGAATCTATGCAATTAAGAGCAAGCAAAGTCTGCTGGCCTATGTTTCCATCCGCTTCCACGCCCAAAGCCTTCTGTAATAATTTTGCGGCCGTTCTCTGGCCTGAATTTACCGCCACATCAAAAACAACATAAGCGACTTGCGCGGGGATCTCTGCCATGGGAAACCAATCCCAAAAATATTTCTTATAGATCGGAGCAACATTTTTCTTATCAAGCAGCCGGATATCGGCAATATCGATATCGCCGTCGCCGTCTAGATCACCGAGTTCATAATTCCCGGTGCCCTGTAGGAATCTCAGGGAAATGCCACAATTTGTCGCGCCGCCCGTGTCTCCGGGGATATTATTAAAGCCGCCTTCGGCAGATAAAATAAAATCCAGTGCTTTTTTAAAATCGCTATCGTTGGCCATAAATTATCTCTTGTTGACCTTCGTGTGCTCGTCAAGTTTTTGTTCAATAAGTTTCTGTTCAATTCGTTCAAGACTTTTCGTAATGTGTTCATAATTTGTTTCTATTTTGGTTAGACGGATACAGTTTGTCGCAACAATTACTTTAATCTCCTTCATTTCCACTTTAGAGTCACTCATGCCACCGCCAACAAAAAAACCGGTCAAAAGGAATACTACCCCAAGTAAGACACCAGCTAGCCACTTCCACGATAAGTATTTACTGCCATTATCACTTGATCGTCTTTTTTCTGCTGAAAAATTCATTTTAATTTTTCCTTTTCGCCACGGCCCCAGGCGCGGCATTCTTCAACGTATGCGTTATAGGCAGATGTTTCATCGCTGGGACCGATGCGTAGCATTTTTATTTCATCATTTATTGAATATCTAAGGCGAATCATCTCGACCACCTGTTGGTTGATAATTTCCAGCAACGGTGATTCGGCCTCGATAAGGACAATGTTGTTCGGTTGAGGTGGAAGTATAATACCGTCTGGGACACTCACATAAGTATATCCGGCGATAGTGGCCAGCTCTTTTACCCGTTCGTCTGTGGCC